ACGGACACGGGACATTCGCGCCCGTAGTCGTGTTGTAGCAACGCATGTTCGCGTTGATCGGCTGCTGGGCATAGACCGGAGTCAATGATGCGTGCAGTAGTACTCCAACTATGTATAAGAGGCAAACCGCTAACAGCTTATTCTCTGGATGCCGGTATTTATTCATAATCACGGTTTCCCACTAATCTGCACAACGATATTCGATGCGCCACCAAGGACCAGCGCAGAAACATTCGTTCGGAAATAATGCGCCACGTAACGATTGGCGCCTGTTGAAATCGTTTGGCCATCGGCCCGAACTTCGTCAGCTGGTGGCGACGTATTCGAGTGGACCATAATAGTTGTCCAATTCGTTCCATCGAGCGATATCTGCAAGTTAACGGTCCATGATGTCGGGGCAGCTCCGGTTCCCTTTACCGACATCGAGAATGAAGACATCGCTTGCGCGTTAACATCTACTGTTGTGCCGCTGCCGGTGCCCGTGAACGTATCACTGCGTGAAGACTTATCGAGGTAATCTGTTGCGCTGCCGTCAGCTCCGACGCTACGCTTGATGCGCTGGTACCAGACGCTGCTGATGTCATCAGCGGCTATCGGTGTTCCTACGCCGGCAGTGACGTTGACGTTGTCAGCCATTCATCACCCGCGCTATATACTCTTCCCAGCTGACTTCGGCTGCCTCAACTTGCTGCTTCAACGCATCAAAATCCGCATCCTTGAATTCACGCAATTGAACTGGCTCAGACATCGGCTTAGTTCTATGTGCAAAGATACGAACGGTTCGCGGAGCAGGCATGTCGAGAGTTAACGCCACGCTCGGGACAACAGTGACCTCAGAAATTATCGGCTGCAAGGTCAGCGGATGAAAACCTTCACGCTTTTCCTTATACGGCTCTCGAAGGACGGTGACCTGATGCTTGATTGAACTGAGTGCGTTTACTGTTAATTTTGGGAGTTTTGCTAAGTCAACGGTCATTTGAAGGTCGCCTCCGGTTCTATGATTGCGCCTTCCTGCCAGTCCATATTCATACTCACCAGTGTCTCGCACAACTCACAACGATAAAGACGAATCGAAGGCAAATTCTGCTTCAATAGTTCCAGGCGTGGAAGATCAGAAGTCTTATCCCACTTTGGACACGAAGCGTGGAAGACTACCACGTCACAAAATCCCGTGCCTGCCGCAACTTCTCCACAGCATAGCGCACAGAGTCAATGACATGGTTCTTCTTATCCTCAAGGAAAGGAGTCACCATGTCGGTCATCTTATCTCTTTTATAGGAGTACATCGTTAGTTCATCGATGGTATGAACACACCGAGGATGAACCACGATATCATAGCCCTGAAGAAAGATCACGCCTTCCTTAACACTGTCCTTGCCTTTGATTGCCGGGCTCAATTGAGGGAAGCCATGCCGCTGGAGATACGAGATTGTTTCAGGCCGCGCGGAGTCGGCTACAATAGGCCATTGGCGAGCACCAGGCACCGTATCAAAAAGTGAGGGGATATGGTCGATCTCAACACCAATCCGATACGCCTCGTAGTCAATGTACAAAGTTCGTCCACTAACCCAACAACGTACCAGAACCGTCGGATCAACACTAAATCCCCAATCTCCACCGAAGTAAAATACTGTATCAGCCGGTGTTTCGAATTCTTCTATCTTCCAATTTTTGAAGACACGTGCTTCCGAATTCCGTTCATACTCACCAAGCCATACATGCGCATACTTCTCTGGGTCACGCTTTCGGTCCCATTCCATCTCCTTACGCAGCACGTCAGGAAAGAACGGGTTATCCTTATACGTCGTATGCACAACGGTAACATCGTTGTTTTGCTCGCCGGTGTTCAGAAGTTTATCAATTGGGTCAGTAGGATATCGAGGGTTCCATGATGCCCAAATCTCTGATCCCTCTTCACGGATAGTCGGACGCAGAAGATCCAGTGAACGCTGCGACAGTGACTGCGCTTCTTCAATCCACGCAATGCTAAAACCTTCGAGAGATTTGATAGATTCTGCGGTGTGCGTCGCCATACCTTGGAACAGTATAACTCCGCCTTTCGGCGTCTCGATATGCGTATTAAGAGTGCGGAACAGATGTCCTATCTCTAAACGATTGATCGTATCTTCGATCAACCGCTTGGCGGACATCTCCAATGACTTCTGAAATTCACGAACGCAGACAGCGCGTAGGGTAGGATTTTCTACAAACCGGTCAACCATCAGCTCCGCAAAGAACCAACTCTTTGCGCTGCCGCGGCCACCTCTCGCCCCTCTATATCTCTTCCGAGGGGTCAACAGTGGATAGTACGCTCTTGGTGTCTGTAATTGTAATTCTAAGGTGGCGCCCTTCAGTGGACTGCCTCGTCAGCTTCTTGCTCAACAATCTCACGAGGGTCAACCAGAACGCGCACGATTTTGACGGTTTCGATTGGCTTACCGTCTTTACCTGTTACTTCGTGCCGTTCGATTGGTTTACCAATAGCATGATCGAGAAGTTTGCATTCCACTGCCGAGGGTAACGAATCATTTCTGATACGACGCGCGATGCTCTCGCGATACTCGCGTGACTCGAAAACTGCCTTGCAAAAGTCTACGCCAGTCAGCTCGAAGTCGATGTCCGGTTGTTTCGGCGCAGCAATGCTGGCGGGGTCATCGATGTTGAGCGCTTCGTAAAGAGTACGCACGCCGCGACTCTACCGGAAGTCGGGCGAGGAAGTAAAGGATGTTGATTTTTGTTGAGCGTTTTTGGGAAACTAAAGAATTAGTAGACTGGGGCTAGCGTAAGTCGAAAGAAAAGTCTACCATTATTTGCGTTCCGGGCCGTTCCGGGTCTTCGGAACGAGATTTGTTAATAAATCCGGCCGCCGTTCCTACCGTTCCTACCGTTCCTACTACTTTAGAACTTCTCCTAAAAAGACTCCCTTTCAGGATTCTTGCCGGCCGCTCTCGGAACATGGTCGGAACGCCGGAACGGTCGGAACTATTAAGGATTTTGCTCAACCAGTCGGAACGGGTCGGAACGGTTTTCTTTACTTCGAACCGAAAGTTATTCCTCAAAGTCATATTGAATCGGCCCCTTAATCCAGCACCAACACGGCTCAGCACCCTTTATCGGTCGACATTTTCTCTTCTCTATATACCCAAATCGCTGCATAATCCCGGCAACCCTCGTACTATGCCGCGAGTCGGTAGCATGCGCTTGCGTTCCGAGTACTGACCAAATATCAGCAGACGGTATCTTATCAGGGTGTTTACACTTAGAAATAGCTTCTTCTATATATTCCTCCCATGGGTCATCAATACGTCGCTTCTCTTGTTGCTCTTCAGCAGCTTCATATAAAGCCGGATCCAAGCGAATCGATTCACCTTTAGCTTCTCGATATGCTGCTTCTGCCCATAGCTGATCTCGATCATTCAGTAATGCATCGATATTAAAGAATTCAATTTCCACAGGCCAAAACCGTCTATTACCCGTCTTATCTTTCAAAAATTGATGCGTATTTGTTGTCCCAACAAAGATAAATTGCCTCGGTATTTCAGTAGACATGCGACCGTAAGCTAATCGTACAGGTCCGTCTCCTTGCCTACTCAACAAAGCTTTTAAATGCCCTTCTTCACGAACACTAAACCCTTGCAATTCAGAAGCCTCAATGAACCATTTTCCTCCAGTTCTCTCGATAATCTGTTTAGCATCTACGTTTAAAGGCACATCATCGGAAAACCATCGCTCATCTGGACAAAGTGTTCGAAGCCCGGTAGATTTATTCGTCCCTTGTTTAGCACTAATTAACACTAGCATCTCATCAAACTTACAACCAGGCTTTCTAACTCGACGCACAGCGGCAATTAATACGATAGCACTTACTGCCCGAACAAAAGGAGTAGATTGCGCTTTAGCATACGTCGTTAACCAATTATCAAGACGAGGCTTTTGATCCCAAACTAATCTATCAAGATACTCTTGCACAGGATGAAAAGTATTTTGACGAGCTAAGTCATCAATAACGTCACCAAAGAATTCTTTCGAATTTAAGACATGAAATTCTCGATCAATTTCCAATCGTAAGGAATTTACATCAGCATCTTCTAATACACGTGTTACACTATCTCGAATAATATAATTTTTCAAAGAGAATTTATTATGCTGGAGTGTGATACCTAGTTGATCAAGAGCCCGATAAACATTTTGCTGGTTATTTACGGCAACAGCACCTTTTGCATTTCGATAAAAATCCCTTTCTCTTCCAAGCCATTCATTTATCGTTCCAATAATCGCCCGTCCGTTATCCCCTAGCATTTTTGCTAAAACTGCACCACCACTAATCTTCTTCCCCTTTTCTTGTAATCGTGTAGCAGTGGACTCGACAACGGTACGAACGTCATGCACTTCTAAGTTATTACAAACCGAAGATATCCCCTCACCCATCGCAATAAGATCAGCAGGCGAGACCCCAGCACGTAAAAGAAACCCCGCCCAGGCTTTTCTTACCTCGTGACCGAAACCATTATGCCCGAAATTCTTTGCTAACAACATACCAATAGCAGTGTACAGGTAGCGTTGTTTAAAATACTCTAATTCATCTGGGCCGACAAAAACCAATTCACCTAATTTGAACCCAGGAACGGTGCAGAATTCTAACGGCTCTCGTTGCTTTCCGTCTTTACTAATCCATATCGATGGCGGGACCATCGTTTCTAATCCAAGCGACCCGTCTGTTTTGGTCCCTCGAATCTCTAGCAACATCACCCCAGGCTTACCCTTAGGGCCAACATCCCGAAATTGAATTAGTTTTAGAGGCTCAGCAAGACAGTAAAACAAATGGCTATAGGGCTTACTCTTATGACCAAACGTAAACCCGGTGCGGGGAAGGAGTTTTTGTGCGATGGGAATGCCCTCAGCCCAATCAACATCGATATCTGTTACATATCCCGTCATGGTACTCTCGGTAATTTGCTTACCGAGAAGAATACCAACTTGTTGATTGTCTTTATATTCGTCTGCCGAACGAGGCGGGTGTTTAGGCCAGTCGTCTCCGGGCGGGTATTTGCTACTACCGACGCCTGGCTCCCACATCAAGAGGTGATAACCGGCAGAATAAAGAAATTGGACGGTGTCGCGGGGTGATTGACCTAATGACGACACCTATTTGCCTTCCTTTACAACGTATTCAATATTTCCTGTCGGCTCCCACCAATCCTTAA